AGGGCTTGGGGTTCCGTGATGTTGCGCTTTGGCTCCAACTGCGGATGCTTTGGCTCGTAGCACTCCTCACAGACCTTAAAACCTTTCCAGTCCTTGATCAATGCAAGCAGCTTGTACCGTTGACCGCACTGATCACACAGTGCAATCGCAAATTTGCCGGAAGCGTAGCCCGCGCCCATGATTACCTACCCGAATAGGTTGGTGTCAGGAACACGCTGGCTGTGTCACGATCTTCCGCCGCTGCCCGGGCAAATTCTTCTTCGTACAACTGTTTCAGGATAATCAGTCGGTCCGGAGCTTTCTTTACCGCCAAATGAAACGCCAAAGCAGCTACCAAGGCCGGTAAGAAGCGGAAAACGATGTCGGCAGTGTTGGTGTAGGCACCGGTATTTTCAATGCGTCTGATGGCGTAATACACAAACGTCCAAGTCTGTGTATCGTCAGGAGAGGGGTACAGGTACACCGTGGTGGGAACAGCGCGTTGTACATAGTACTGAGCGGGTCTGGATTGGGTGTTCTTGTTTGGGATATGCAGCCATTCAGCGCGGCTGATCCGATCAATGGTGATGTCCTGCTGGGTGGATTCACCAGCATTGGTACGAATCACGGCTGACAATGCATTGACGGTGTCGTCCGGCAAGTTGTATTCATACACCCCGGCAGTCAGCACTTGCTGGCGCTGCTCAATCGTCCAAAGATTCAATCCGCGATTGGCCCACTCAGCAAAAATAATATTTAACGACCGAAGGGCCGTTTTCATGTCGTAGCCAGCCCTGACCTCTATGCCGCAGCGTTCATACGCCTCAGCAATTAGATCATCAAACTGAAGATCAAAGTTGGCTACGCCTGAAGTGGTCATGGATTAGCAAATTTTGGCTGTACGGGCACGCGCAGCGCCTACGCCGCGCACCTGAACACGACCACCTTCAGAATATCCGCGTTGAGCAATACCCTGACCGCGCACCGCGCCGCCTTTTTTGTAGCCCATCTGGTCTTTATCCATCATCATGTCTTTCTTAGAGCCCTCTTTCACGCCCTTTTTCTCAACATCTTTGCCGGACATTTCAAATTTTTTCATCATAGGAGACATTTTTGCCATGGTATCACCACCTTTTTGAAACTTCTTGCCTTTACTGGCTTCACTGAAATCCATCGCCACGGACTGTGGGATGCCTACTTTTTTTGCAAATGCTGGATTATGCGCTGCCGCATCCATCAATCGTTTTTGCTTAAGAGATTTTGCTGGCATTATCAACCTTTGGCTTGAATAAGTTGATCAATTTTTGCCTCAAGGCGGTTAAAGCGTTGGTCAATGTAATCAGTAATTCGCTGCACTTCTGAGTTAGTAACGTAATCACGGGCAATCTCCTCGCGTGTTTTGTTTAACAAAATGTCAATGCGCTTTAGTTCATCAAATTTTTCACGGATAAAAAACCACAACCCGCCAATAGCGGCAGATAAAACGGCTGACCAAATTAAATTAATGTCCATTAACATTTCCACCTTGTTAAAGCCGCCGCTTTACGGGTTGGCCTGCCTTTTTCATCTTTCATTGGCCCCGGCATGCCCGACATACGAGCGCAGAACGAATCCTTGCGCTTGCCGCCTTGTGGTTGTGGAGCTTTCAAGTTGCTGCCTGTTGCTGCGTTGTACTTGGCACGGCCTTTTGCCGTCAACCCCGCCCCCTTGGAGACGGGCAATTTCTCGCCGCGTCCCACCGAAAGAGAGGGCGATTTTTTTGCCATTTCAGTACATCTTGCAAGGCTTGTTGCGAGCTACGCCCACGCCGCGAGGAGAAAATGAGCTAGAGGGCTTAGGGCCACTCTTGCGAGCAGTCTGTTTTGGACCGCCCTTACCCATGTCTTGCTTGTTGGCACCGGGCTGAACTTCGCCTTGGTACTGATCATCCGCCATTTTTGCTGCACGTCCCATGATGGACTCCTTATCCGTAGAAGACTGTGAGGCCAGTCTGGTTGGTCAGTTGGCCATAAAGGCCATTGGTGGCCACAATACCGTCGCCGGGGACCAATAAAGTGACTGTCTCTGAAGTGTTTACAGTGTCCCAAGAGGTGATCCAACGAGTACCCTGTACGGCGGCTGCGCCTGCGGTGATTGAACCGGAGTTCAGGTCAGTCACGGTGTAAGTACTAGAGGTCAACACGGTCACCACGTAGTTACCATTAGTGGCCGTACCTCCAGTGCCTGCGGAAAAGGCCAAACCGACCACATCGCCCGTTGTCAGGCCATGCGAAGCCAGCGTAATAGTGATAGTGGTGCCAGAACGGGCATAGGTGACGGCAGTAGGAGCCGTTGTGGTATCCCAGAGATTCACTGTGCCAGCTGTAGCCCCACCAATCCCAATAAAGCCTTTTAGACGCGCTCTACCAGTGACCATTTGGCCACTGGTGTTCAGATGCGCACTCTTTACGTCAAATTGAAAGCCCATGATGGCCTCCTATCAGGAATCGGCAAACGGTGTAGCAACAGTGCCGGTACCCAAAATCACGCCGGTAACCACGTATTTCAACGCGGCCAGAGCACGAATTTCAATCCATGTACCTGCAACGCCACCAGTAGTGCCGCCGTTCAAATTGATGAAGTCATTGCTGGAGGCAGCGGTGAAACCGACCATTGCGCCGCTGGAGTCTGTGTCGACAGACAGCAAGGAGCCGATGTATTTGTCAGTACCGTCAGTACCGATTTTCAAGGAGCTTGTGGAAATGGTAGTAGGTACCCAAATGCTGTACAACACGCCAATGTTGCTGGTGGTGTTGTAGTCGCGACCGGGGCCAGAGCTGACACCGTCAGATACTGCCACGATGGTAGGCAAAGTGATAGTCAAAGCGGCGGCCAAAGAGCCGCCAACAGTCAAAATGCGACCGCCGTGGTCAACAGGATTCAATGTGGTGTTTGCAGTGATTGCAACAACAGCGCCGGGGCCTTGTTGGTAAATACCGCCCATGGATCGGACGGGACCGCTAAATGTAGTGCGTGCCATGTTTTTTCCTTACATGCAAGTTGTAGCGTATCTGTCTGCATGTCGTCAGCCGGGACTGTCAGATACACCGGAAAACCCGGAATGTTTTTAATATACACCAAAAGAAAAAGGGGCACAAGGCCCCTTTTTCATCGTCTCATCAGGTCGAACCTGAAGAGCCGTAGATGCCGCGTGGGTCAGACCAGCCGAAGCTGTAACGCTCGCGAGCTTTGTAACGCACGTTACCAGTGTCAAAGTCACCTTCAAAGGCGGTTTTGATAGGTGAACGCTGGAACATCTTCAGACCGTTTGGCGCATCGGTGATCAAGAACCAAGCGTTTGTATCGGTCAAGAAGTGGTTGACAGCGTAACCTTCCGGAATCAGGCCCATGGACTTGATTGCGTTGATATCGTTGTCAGCGGTGGAGGTGCGCAGAGTGCTCTTCATCAGGCGTTCAGCAGTGAACTGAAGTTCCTTAGGAACGATCATCTTGCGGGCAGTCAAAGCGACCTTCAGGCCACGTTCGTCTGTGAACGCTGCGATGTCGATGATGCCTTGCTCCAAAGAAGTTTCATTCAAGTCAGCCTGTGTTGCAGGCGTATTGCTGAAGTTGGGGCCCAAAGCTGTGGGGTGAGCGGTAGAACACAGGGCAACACCATCGCCGCCAGCGTATGCGCCACCGGTGAAAGCGTTGTTCAGAACGTTTGCGCCCTTGACCTGCTTGGTTTGAGACATGGAACGAGCCAGTGCCTTGGTGTAGCGGCCTGAAAGACGGTCGTAGAGGTTATCTTCGACAGCTTCTTCGGTCAACGCAAACGCCATAGCGATGGTTTCGTGTGTGTAGCGAGCAGTGAACGATTCCAAAGCGGTATCGTATTGAACGCCAGCGCCCTCGGTCTTCACCGGAGCAGTGCCAAAGCCAGTCAACATCACCTCTTCTTCAAACGCACGGTCAGAGGTTTCGATGTCGAAAATCTCTTCGTGTTCGTTTTCGTAGCGGCTGTATTCCATGCCAAATAAGGCATTCAGACCCGGCTCAAGTTCCTTAACGAGTTGTGAACGTGTAATTGCCATGATTAAGCTCCGTCAGATGCAACACCGACGCTACCGTACTGGTGTTGATTAAGTTTCACAACCACTTGTGCATAGCTGCCCAGTGCATTATCAGGAGTGGTGGACAAGCCAACAATCTTGAAAGTCAATGCAGCAGTCTTTGCAATCGAAGAGGAACTGAGAGTACCGTTGGAAATACCTGTGGTGGTGCTTCCTGTGGTAGAGGCTGTGGGATCAGCATTCTTGCCAATGTTGGCTTGAGTAACTGAACCATCAGCTTGGACCAAGAACAACTGGTTTGAATCATCGATCACTTCGCAATCAATGGTCGTACCGTTGGTCACGTCCACACTACCGGGGTAGTAGTTTTTCCAAGTCGGCTTGCCTGCGCGAGTTGGGTCTTGGTACTGGCAGCCATTGAACACGCCTGTGGGGGCAGTATGTGTGGAAGCGTCGTACTTGATGATGTAACCATCATAGACGACAACTAAGTCGCCTTGATAGATGGCTCCGTAATAGTAATAACAAATTTCGTAG